GCCACCGTCTGAAGGATTTTCGAAGCGTTGCCCATGAGCATCGCGAGGCCCGAGGCGGTACGGCCAGCGCCGCCTGTCGTTCCAGAGCCAGAAAGATACTTAGGGATTGCGCTGAGTTCATCAGCCATGTTGACAAACTGCTGGTAGACAAAGAGCAACTCCTGCGAGTTGGAGTTCGGCTGGAAGAAATCGATGGGCTTCTGGCCAGAGTTCCCACCCATGGGATCAGACTGGACGTGCCAGCGCTTCCACGGATAGAGGTCCTCGCCATCTTCGTCAGGCGCGAGGCGGTCATCGTTGACGATTACCTGCGGTCCAGATGAGATGCTCAGATTGTTGATCAGGGCACGCAGCGTGGCGTTACCCGCTTCCTGCACATCGTTGAGGATGTCGGGCAGACCGTTGCCCACGGGCGTGCCGGGGACCTTCTCAAACGATGTGATGTAGTAGGGATGCCGCTTGCGGGGAGACGGGGCAAGCTGCGCCTTGATGACATAGTTCCCGATGAGCCAGACCTGAACGTAGTAGTCCCTGAGGGGATCGGGGATGAGCTTCTCATTCATCCCGTACTCCAGCAGCATGCGCCCCTGCACGTTCCCGGTATACTCAAGGCAGTCGATCATGTTCGACTGGTTGGTCTGCGGGTTCTCGCGGCTCTCCTGCGTGGCACGCTCGCTGTCGGTATAGTCAGTCTGATCGACCAGACCGCCCCGGCCATAGAGGTCGAGGACGGTGCGCAGGTTCTCCTGATTGTAACCCGGCAGGTCGAGAAGATCGTTGAGGTCGGCGCGCGTCAGGCGGGTGCGCTCGATGACGGCAGCATCTTCGATGTCCGAGACGCCCGGGGTCCACCAGATGTCGAAGGGCGACACGCGCATCCATGTGAGGCGCGGCACCTGACGGACGATGGCCTGATTACTTTCCCAAGTAACCGTGGGCACGATCCGGACCACCGGACCCTTGATGCAGGCAAACGGGAACAGCGGCAGGTCAGTGATGAACTCCGCGAGCGACTTGTAGAAGCCGCCCTGCTTGAGGATTTCATCCAGTTTGTCTTCCGCGATGCGAGCCTGATGGCCCACTTTCTTTTTAGCCGCTTGGCGCGCAGCCTCGACCAACTGCTTGGTGCGGTCCCTGATCTGATCGATGTCGGGCGGCGGACTGCCAGTCTGACTTGCGCCAGAAATCTCCGCGCTCACAAGCTCGTTGATCGCCTTCATGATGTCATCAGGAATTTTCGGATCATCCGCAGGGTCCAGTCCCCACGGTCTGTCGGGCGACAGGTATACGTCCCTCAGAAGCGAAGACGCGCCACGGCACTTCATTGCGACGATCCGGGCGTATACTTCTGATCCGCCAAAGCGTCGAATTTCGTTGAGCTTGCTGGCGTCATACTGACCGTTGAATACGCGCAGCGCGTTGAGCAGGCGTTCGGACCATCCTGCCATACTGTTATCGCGATGACGTTTCATGATGTCATATTCGCGGCGAATATAACTCGCGAGGTTCGAATAATCCATTGCAGTAGAAGCGCTCTGCGCTGCCGCAGCCTGCTCATCCTGAGCTTTCAGCGCAGCATCCAACTGATTGGGTCCGATGACCCGAAGAACCGCGCCCAGTGCTTGTACGGCCATGAATTTTTCCCGGCTCTCGACGTTCGGTCACTAAATACAGTATGGTCGGGATGTTTTGCAACCCTCGACCCCTATGGGAGCGAACTATATGACCGAAATTACCAAAAAGCGAGCCCCTTTTAATGACATTGGGCTCGTCAAGTTGGCGCGTGAAATCGCCATGGACATACGTCCGCTGGATGAAATCCTCGAAATACATGAAATTACTTCGGGAAACTGGGAAAAACTACACGAAAACACCCGTTTTCAGGAGCTTCTGAGGTCTGAAATTGAGGCTTGGCAAGCCGCCACAAACACCGCAGAAAGGGTCAAATTGAAGTCTCTGGCCTTCGTAGAAGAGGCTTTAGCCGAGTTTTACGCCCGCGCACACGACCCCAAGGAGCCCCTCAACGCCAAAGTCGAGGTCCTGAAGACCATCGCCAAGTTCGCTGGGGTAGGCGGCAACCAATTCGACGCCAACGTAGGCGGTGAGAAGTTCTCGGTGACCATCAATCTAGGTGCAGATCAGTCCCTGCGGATCGAAAAAACCTTACCCGCGCAGGTAATCAACCACGATGAGGACGGCGAATGACCAATATCAACTACACTGCGCCCCCCACCTGTGCCGCTTTCATGAAGTCTGACAGTTTCGGACGGCTCATCGCGGGACCTGTGGGCTCTGGCAAGACTACTGCCTGCCTATTCGAACTTTTCAGGCGGGCATGCGAGCAGGAGCCAGCACAAGACGGTCTGCGCTACACCCGCTTCGCCATCGTGCGCCAGACCCTCAAGCAGTTGAAGGACACGGTGCTCAAGGACATCATCTCATGGTTGAAGGGTGTGGCGACTTACAAGGTCTCCGACAGCACCATCTACATCGAAATTGGCGATGTGCGCAGCGAGTGGCTGCTCATCCCGCTGGATGACCCCGATGACCAGCGCCGCCTGCTCTCCATGCAGTTGACGGGGGGCTGGCTCTCCGAGTGCATCGAGATGGATGTGAGTATCGTCTCTCCGCTGGCAGGCCGTGTTGGCCGTTACCCCGGCGCAGCGCTGGGCGGCTGCACATGGTCTGGCCTCATCGCGGACACCAACATGCCCACCGAGGGGAGCCCATGGCATCGTCTCATGGAGACAGACACGCCACCGGACTGGCAGATATTCGTGCAACCGTCAGGCATGTCGGAGGAAGCTGAGAACCTCGAATGGTTGAACCAGACCCCCGACAGCCTCAAGCTGCCGCCAGAGAACGAGGTGCGCCGCGCGCAGGGGCGCAAGTACTACGAGCGCTTCGTGCGCTCCAACGCTCCGGACTGGTGCCGCCGCTATGTCTACGCTGAATACGGCAACGACCCCTCGGGCTCGGCGGTGTTTCGCGAGAGCTTCAAGAGTTCGTTCCATGTGGTGGATGAATTGGAGCCCGTCTCCTCCTACCCGTTGCTCATGGGCATCGACTTCGGTCGCGACCCCTGCGCAATCATCTGCCAGCCGGACCACAAGGGCAGGCTGCTCGTGCTGGAAGAGATCATCGCGGAGGACGTTGGGCTGGAAGTGCAGTTGCAGCGCGGCATCAAGCCTGTGCTTATGCAGGACCGCTACATGGGTCGCTCCATCATCGTGGTGGGTGATCCGGCTGGCAAGCAGCGCTCCACGCTGTACGAAGAGACCAGTTTCGACCTCATCAAGCGCTACGGACTGCGTGCCTACCCCGCACCTACCAATGACATCGCAAAACGGGTCGGTGCTGTTGAGGCGTGGCTGCTAGGTCAGCGGGACGGTGGACCCGCACTCGTCATCGACCGGGAGCGCTGCCCCACTCTTATCCGAGCACTTTCTGGTGGCTACAAATACGCCAGAATGAAGAACGGCATGCGCAAGCCTACACCCGACAAGAACGAATACTCACACATTGCAGACGCACTCCAGTACGCCTGTGTCACTGCTCATGGTGGTATGGGTGAGATGCTGGCCACCAAGCTCATGGGTGGTCGCCAGCGTGCGCCCCGGCAGAAAGTCGGCTCTACAGCTTGGACGTAATCAGTTGACCTTGTCAGCTACGAACAGCGGCTGAAACTGCCGCCACAGGCGGTTGCGCAACTCCAGCAAGACCTCGTTGTCCTTCTTCAGAGAAGTGCGGGCATTGTCCGTGACCATGTCCATAGCGTGCGCGTTTATCGCGCGCGTGCGATCCAGCACGTCGATGAACCCCATGACCATCACTTCAAGGTCGGCTTCGGACGCAATCTCACGAGTTTCCATGGGGGTCTCCTTTTTTCGGAAAAGTACGTCAGCGGGAAGAGAAGATCAAGTGCGTTAACTTGTTATGAACCCTTTGGTTTTTTGGTGTTATGTTTTCAGACTACCTAAAAAAGTACCACCCCCCTACCCCCACCCCCTGTCCAGATGGGGGTGGGGGTCCCCCCTCCTACCTCGGCAGGTAATGCCGAATTCCTAGTGTGTGGAGCCGCCCCGCTGTGGGGTGGCATGAGAAAGGAAGGTGAAACGCACACGATAGGGGGCATTCGTCGCCCCGCCCGATGGCGCTAGGTCGCGCGCCCGGACCCCTAATGCGGTTCGTTAGATTGCAACGCTTGTCCCCGTCGTGTGCCGGGTGGCAAGAAAGCGGTACGAGGTCCATGCCAGCGTTAAAAGCGTAGCATGCTTACTCGGAGAGGTAGCCAAGTAATTAGCCTACTCGAAACCGTCTCACGTGACGGGATTAGGAGGCGCGCTGTGTTTCATGCGCGGGGTGAAAGCGGATTGCTACTTCGTGGAACCCGGAGGCCCTTGACGGTCATAACTCCAAACGAAGCCCGGGACGGTTAATCCCTTTCAACGCCCAAAAGGGAAAACATCGCAAGATGACAAAAATCACGGGCGCGGCTGACAACCGCGCCCGATTACCTTTTGAGGTAATGGCATGATGACATGCTTTTACCTCGTAAGGTAATACAATCGGAGGATGTAATGGCTAAGAATAGGCAACTTGCCGCTAAGGCAAGCAAGGCGAAATCTCAAAAGGTGGATTTTGTCCGGGCGGAAACGTCCAAGGCATACAACTATGTCCGCGCCAGTGACGCGGACCGTCTCACGGGCGCAATCGCCGCGCGCCCCAATGTTGTCGCGGTTCAAGGCCGCGATGTGCGCCGCGTTGCTATGCTGGCAACGGACTATGAGGCAACCGTCACCGTGGGCGATGCCAGCTTCACCGTCACCAAGCGGACTGAAAAATCCCAGTCCATGCGCCAGTACCTGCGGAGCATGTTCTAATGATGACATATCGCAAGGTCGGCGGGCTGCATTTCGTCAAGCTGTGGCGCTTTGGCTTCACGTTCTACATCGCCAAAGCCCGCGCCTAATTGTGGCGAAATCATGTGCCATTGTGGCGGTACTATGTGCGCCAGTGAAGGGACGCCAGCCGCCCCTTCTTTCTTATTCTTTATTCTTTATTCTTTAATTGTATATCTATGGAGTAAATGCTTGTGTCAAGTTCCGGTCACATCGCCCCATGTCATCACCTCATTTCTCCAGAGCGTAATTCGGAGACTAAAGAATAAAGAATATCACAATTCCTAGTCATATCAATGACTTAGCTCTGTGATATTCTGTATACTTTTCCGCCGTGTTATCAATTCTTGACATTATTAGCCCGAGCGCCTATTTTTCGTGTGAGCAATTCCGCTCACATGAAACGGACGCCCTATGCCAAAGACTGTGACCGAAATTGATAACATGATCGAAACGCTGCTCCGCGAGCGGGAAACTGTGCGCAAGCAGCAGAAAGAGATTGCCCGCAAGCTGCACGCTCTACGGGTAATGAAAGCCCGGACCTCAACGCCCGGTCCTGACGCCTATGATGACCTAATGGCGGAACTTTCTACCTTAGGTCGGACTACCTCGTGAAGTAATCTCAACATCGCAACACAGGAGAACCCCGCGATGAACACCACCAACACCGCCATCGCTTTCGATGCCGACATCAACTCCCTGTCCAATGACAACCGCCTCAAGGACGCCCTCAAGCTGGCGGGCAAGCTGGGTGGCGAGAGTGTCAAGTCCGCCCTCGCCAAGCCGCAGCTTTATGCGGCGCTCTGCCGGGGCACGGCTGACGGGTACATCGGAGAGGACGACACCAAGTCCTTCTTTGACAGCTACCTCGCGGGTCGCACCAAGGTGGTCAACGGCAACAAGATCGCGCTTGGCGACAAGGAAGACAACCAGAACTCCTATGCCGCCAATCTGTCCAAGCTGAACAATATGTTCAAGCTGGGGTCGCTCAACTCCGCTGGCGTCATCGACGGCCCCGCATTACTCGACAAGGTAATCGACCGCCGAG